GGCATGAAGCTACGTGTGACGGAAACTCTGGAAGGGAATGAGAATGATCCGTTTGTGTATGGCACATATACGGTACAGTCTGATACCCCGACCGCTGATCGTACCAAGCGGCAGATCGTTGCCTATGATGCCATGTATGACATAATCAATGCTGATGTAAAAAGTTGGTATGACGGCTTATCTTTTCCGATGACCCTGAAAGCATTTCGTGACAGTTTTTTTGCATACCTCGGCATCGAACAGAAAGAGACAAGCCTTGTCAACGATTCCATGACCGTAAACAAAACACTGGTAACTACACAGTCCGAGGATTCCAGCGTGACCGCAGAAGCTACGATAAGCGGCAAGACAATCATCGAAGCGATATGCGAGATCAATGGAGCATTCGGAAATATCGGGAGAGGCGGTAGATTTGAGTATGTGATTTTAAAGGCGATTATATCTGCACTGTATCCGGCAGAAGATCTGTACCCACGGGAAGATCTCTTTCCATCGGATGCAAACACAGAAAGTATGACCGGGCATTATATTACATTTGATTATGAAGCGTTTCAAAGCCAAGCAATAACACAGTTGGAGATCAGGGCAGATGATTCTACCGCCGGGGCTATTGTGGGAACGGCGGGCAACAATTATACAATTTCCGGTAATTTTTTAATATCGGATAAGACCGGGGCAGAAATGAAGCAGATTGCGAATAATCTGCTGCCGGTAATTGCACAGGCAGCTTACACCCCGATAAAGAGCAGCGAGTGCGTGGGGAATCCGTGTTTAGAGTTGGGAGATCCAATCCGGTTTAACACGAGCAGGGAGATTGTGGAGTCTTATATTCTGCAGCGAACCCTTACCGGTGTGCAAAGCAAGCGTGACTCGATTGTATCTACAGGAACAGAAAAACATACCGCGCAGAACCCAACCACGCGAGAAATGGTGGAGTCATTAAAAAGACGAACACATACCCTGGAGGAAAATGCCGACCATCTCCAATCAACGTATGAGGATTTAGAAAAAAATACCTCTACGAGATTCGAACAGACGGATGAACTTATTGCTACAGAGGCAAAGCGTGCTACAGAGGCAGAGGGCGAATTGGAGTCTTCGTTTAAAGAAACCGCTGATTCTATCCAGATGGAAGTAGGCAAAAAGGTTGGGGAAGATGAAATCCGAAGCAAATTCGCCATGAGTCCAGAGAGTGTAGATATTGAATCCGGACAGGTAAACTTTAAGTCAAATACTCTGACAATAGATTCCGCGAATTTTCAGCTTGATGAATATGGAAAAGCAACAATTGTGGATTCGCTGAATTTTAAATCAACGGCATATGGTGATGATATTGAGATTATGGGACTTGACGGAAGGGGCAGACCCATGCTTCAAAACATACTCATTGACCTAGACACTGTAACGGATTCAAACTCGGAATCCATAGCAACCGAAAGTTATGTTGACGATTCGCTGAGTAGCTACGTAACCAAAAGTGAATTGCCGAGTGGGTATTTTACAGATGTAAAATATACACTGCATGATGAGTCTACAACCAAGTATTCGCCAAGACACTTTAATAAAATGTCTGATTTCGGTTCAAGAGAAAGTACCTTGGATATCGAGGGTCTTTTGATTTCTATTCCTAGCTCCGACAAAAGATTGAAAAATAATATACAAACCTTAAGAGATATTAAAAGCGTGTATATGGCAATGTGTCCGGTTGAATACACATGGAAATCCGGATACATCACGCAGCACAAAGGCTTGCAGTTTGGTTTAATTGCGCAGGATTTAGAGAAGATTTTGCAGGATGCCGGATTGTCCGATAGCGGACTTGTGCTAAAAGAAGATGCCGAAGAGGATGAAAAAGCAATTCACGGAGATTCAAAGACTTGGAAAATCGACAAGGAAAATCTCCATGCCATGCATATACAGATGATTCAAAGTCAGCAGAAAGAAATTGAACTTTTGAAGCAGAAAAATGAAGAGTTAGAACGCAGACTATCAGCATTAGAAGGGAGTGCGAGTCATGCAGAAAATATATAGTCGTATCATCTGGGAGAATCTCCCCAGCGAGAAAACAGCGGTAAATGAATCTAACCTTAACAGAATGGACTTGGCAATCGACAACCTGGATGATCGTGTGGTTGCTATGGATGCATCCAAGGTTGATCTTACCAAAGCCAATGAACTTGTGAAAGAAATCCTTTGGGATGAGTCCAAGGGAACACTGACCATAGTAAAGATGAATGGATCAAAGGCTGCGATTGACACCAAACTTGAAAAGCTGGCCGTGAACTTCAAGTATGATCCACAGACACAGCAGTTGATTATAACGCTTGATGATGGCACGGTGCAAAATGTGGACTTATCATCTCTGATTACAGAGTATGAATTTCTCGAATCTGACACAATCGCATTTGAGATTACAGATGGCAAAGTCAAAGCTATCGTAAAGAATGGTTCTATTACGGAAGATAAGTTGCAGCCGAACTTCTTATCAGATGTTAAGGTGGAAGTTGCAAAAGCCCAGGCATCAGCAACCGCAGCAGATGCATCAGAAAAGGAATCCACGGCGCAAGCTAATCTATCCAAAGAGTATGCTGACAAGGCAAAGGAATACAGCGACAACCTTGATAAAAAGGCTCAACTTGCGACATTCGACGTGAATGAGGATGGAGAGTTGATCTACACGGATAACACGACAGACATATTTACCGTTGATGATGACGGAAATTTAAACTGGGAGGTGGCTTAAATGGCTATAGCAGGAAGAGTGGCAATCGTGCCAAAGGGAGATTGGAGCGCAGATGCTACATATAAGAGATTGGATGCAGTTACTTATAACAACACACTGTATTTTGCGAAAAAGGATGTGCCGGCAGGAACAGCAACGAACAATACAGAGTATTGGTCAAGGTCGATTGTGGGTGGTGCTGGTGCGATTGCAACGAAAGAGGATGCCGGAACTGTAAAGCCTGCAGATGGGCTTACAGTTGCGGAAGATGGAACCCTTAAGGTTAGCATTGACGGAACAACACTCACAATGGATCAGGTCAACAATGTTATTAAGTTGGCTGACACTTTAAAAGATAAGATCAACGGAGCGTTTCCGGCGGCAAACTTAATCAACAACCTAACCACTACAGAAGCGGGATTTGGGTTGGATGCCCGGCAAGGAAAGGCTTTGGATGATAAAATCACCGAAATAAACGCCGAATACGGCAGTAAGAAAATACCATCATTTGGCATCGAAAACATATTTACTGGAAACCCGTTTTGTATAGTCAACAATGGTTCCGATGTAATAAGTGTACAAACCGATTGGGATATAGACAATGGCGGCTATAGGGTCAAAAACATAAAGTATCCTGCAGGAACGGCTACTAATCTTACGGTCTCATTATCGTTACCTGCTAATAGCATTGTTATTGTTGATGTAAATACACTTAATGGAGAGAATATTGATATACAAGGATCACTCATTAGAAGTAACTTTACAAGTAGCCCAAAAAATTGGAATTTAGCAATTAAATTCACTGGGCATACAAACCAAATACTTACAGATATTAGATACATGCCGTTAGTTATCCACTTAGGTTAAAGAAAGGTTTCCCATAACATGTTGTGCCTAATGCTTCGTTTCCATCTAATGTATTAGCTCTTTTTATTGTTGTATTTAAACTGCCGTTTAAGAAAATATATCGAACAAATATTCGAACGTAACTTATAAACCATTTTTATAGAAAGGAATTAAAAAAACATGGATAAAATTATTTTAGCCAACAAAACAGAATTTGAGATTGCAGACGGTGCAAGCCTTGGAAACATCCAGATTAAGGCAGAGAATTTCGAAGCCGTCAAGACCATCACGGATGCATTTACTACAGAAAACCTTTCGGAAGTGACATTTGAACATAACGGCGAAGCATCCGGAAAGTACACCGATCTGAAATCGGACGGATTTACATATGCGCCGAATACGGACGTAGACGGAAAAGAGAATGGAACCTACACGGTTACAATTCGTCTTAGGACAAAAACCGACATCGAAAAACGTCTGGATGCACTGGAAACAGGACAGGTAACATTGCAGCAGGGACATGAGTCCAACGCTGGAGCAATCGAGGAACTTGCAGATATGGTAGCAGGAGGTGAAGCATAATGGTTAAATTCTACGTGAGACGTATTCTGGTAGACAAGAAAATGACGATTGATGAAGTTCCGATGCGTTGGCGCGAACAGGTGCGGTCAGAGATCGAAAAAGCGTAGCAGATAGGGGCATCTTCGGGTGCCCCATTTGGTACAAACCATGTACGATCTGGCGGTATACTTATGGCATAAGATAAAAGGGGAAACTATATGCTTAAATTTTTATCCGAAAATTGGCAGCTATTAACTGCCCTTATAGGTGCTGTGGCGTTTCTGTATCGACAGGTAATTGCCACAAGAAAAGGAGTTCGAGCGTTGCTCCGTGCCGACCTGATCCGTCTGTATAATAAATACCATGACGATCTTAAATATTGCCCGGTATATGTAAAACAGGCGCTGGAAGATGAATACCAACAGTACCATGCTTTACACGGGAACGGAGTAGGAACACAGCTGTATAACGCATTGATGGCTCTTCCAACAGAGCCACAGGAAGGAGAGTAATATGTTAAAGAATTGTGTATTAAAACCAAGCGTAAGCACAGAAAAATGGATGAAAGCCGCCGGAATTCGTGCCGTTAAGACGATGGCACAGACTGCCGTTGCAGTGATTGGTACTGCCGCTGTGGTATCGTCTGTGGATTGGAAGCTGGTCGTATCATCTGCAATTGTATCCGGCGTGGTATCATTGCTCACCAGCGTAGCAGGAATCCCGGAAGTGAAGGAGGAGTAATTACATATGAAAATCAATGTACATGCCGGGCATAACCCGGATGGAAAGATCGCCTGCGGTGCTGTTGGACTCATCAGGGAGTCCACAGAGGCACGCAAGGTCAAGAAAGAAGTGATCCGGCTCCTTAGAAAGAAAGGACACAAGGTGTATGATTGCACCTGTACCAATGGGACAAGCCAGACGGATGTCCTGAAGCGGATCGTAACAAAGTGCAACAAGCACAAGGTGGATCTGGATATTTCGATTCATTTTAATTGTGGAGTCGGGGATAAGAAAGGCAATGGTAAGACGACCGGAACGGAAGTGTATGTGTACAGTGAGAAAAGCGCAGCGAAGCCGGTGGCAGAACGTGTCGTTAAAGACATTGCGGCTCTTGGATTCAAAAACCGTGGAGTAAAGATCCGGACTGATCTGTATGTGTTGCACCGAACAAATTCGCCGGCAATGCTGATTGAGTGCTGCTTCGTGGATGATAAAGACGATGTGAAACTGTATGATGCCAAGACGATGGCCGCTGCCATCGTTTCCGGAATCTTGGGAAAGAATTAGGAGTACAATTCGTGTGAACTTTCGTGTGAACTTTTTCCGAAATTTGCGAGTCCATGTGAAAGAAGAAACGATATGTGAAATGTGAAAGCCTTGATTTTGCTGGATAAAATGCAAAGTGCAGTAATATCAACGGTTGCGGAATTTTATGCATGAGGGGTTCGACTCCCGTCTAGTCCACTAAAAAAGGTGCTTAAATAAGCACCTTTTTATTTTAACAATTCCGTGATATTGATTACAAGATTATCATAAATACATACCTGTATATCATCATCAAAACGGTATTGATCTGACTTTTCTGGTGAATCCGGTTTGGCGGTGCCAAATGAAATTATAGCATAATATTGTGAGTGTTATTTTAGTGGAAAAATTACGAAAAAAGTGATAGCATGATAGCATAGAAAATAACCAAAGATGAAGGAGAAGAAATGTTTCGACTGGTAGCAGATATTACAGAATTAAATATTGATCAGGTAAAGCTTCCGAAGATTCCGGGACTGGGTATGCTTATGAAGCTTCCAAATAAACAAAAAATTTCCATGATTGTCAGTGTTTTGAATGCGCAGAAAGGTCAGTTCCTTCCAAAATGGCAGGAGGCAGTGAATCAGAAGTGGGGGCAGTTGCAGCTTTTGGATTATCAGGTGGAACAGCCGGGGGACGGAAGCTGTCTGGCGCGCATCCGGATTGATGTGGGAAATGCGGATTACGATAAAGCGATT